CTGTTTAGCCACCGCTTCTAGCTACTCGGTTAGTGTTGCGAACTACTCCACCGTAGAAGTCGGTACCCGAAAGGCGTAGGCTTAATTGGTTATTATCACCCATGCCGAACGGTAAGCCCATGCCACCGCCTAACACGTTAAACGCAGCTTTAAAGCCTACGTTCGGGAAGATAATAGCCATGGCAGCGGCTAGGGTAAGCGTAGCGGCCGTAGCGGCTAGCATTTGTTGAATGTATGCCTTTAGGCCATTTCTTACGCTATCGAAGAAACTTTCGCCGTTAATAATAGCGGCCTGGAAGGATGCCATAAGTATTTGGCCGAACTCCTGGCCCACTACGTTAAGGGCTTGCAGTTGTTCTTCAGTCGCTTGGCTTTGAGTTACCCAGTCGTTAGAAATACGTATGGAATTGGCTTGCGCCTCCGTATAGTACTCCCAAGAACCCGCCGCGTATTCTACTTGGCGGCGAATGCCGAATACTGCCTGGTTAACTTGGTAAAGTGGGGTAACCGCAGTTTCTTTTGGTGCTAGCCCTGGCTCTACGTCAGCAAGACGCATACCGCCTTGTACCTTAATGCCGGCTACCTTCTTAAGTTCGTTACCTAACTTCTTTACTTCTTCGGTAGCACCTTGGAACCCTTGGCCAACCATTGGTACGGAGGCTGCGAAGTCGTCAGTAGCTGCCTTTGCGTCTAGCGTAGCGCGGGTAACTGAACCCATGCCCGTAACGTCTAAATAAGACGCGTAGTACGCTAACTTTTCGAATAAGGTAAGCTGGCTACTAAATAGGGCGTTAATGCCTTTAAGGGCGTTATTTAGCCACCCTAGTACCGCCTCGTAAACGGGCAATAGCTTTTGGCCTAGTTCCGTTTTAATGTTCTCTAGTGCGGCGCGTTGTTGTAGTAGACGGTCTTGGGTAGTGAGTAGGGTATTATTGGCCCCGCCCATTTCTTGTTGAATAATCCGGCCTACTGCCTCGGCAAAGGTTCCGCCCTTCTTTAGTTCTTCTTGTACGGCCTTTGCACTAATACCCAAGTTATCCAGGATCATGGTAGACTGTCGTCCCACACCCTTTACGATACTGTCAACCATATAGTCGACGCTCTCGCCCATCTCATTGGCTTGCTTTTTGGCAAAGCCTAGGTACTTGGTAAACTCTTGAATGGGTATGCCTAGCTTTTGGGCCGTAACCGCTTGCCGCATTAACTCCAGGTCGCTAACGGTTCCCTGGACGGCTTGGCGTAGTTGCTGCATATTGGCTGCATTACCTACACGCTCAAAGGCGGTTTCGATACCTTCGGCCTTCATGGCCAGGTCTAGGGCTTCGCTGGCGAACTGCTGAATTTGAGAAACTGCAAAGCTGGCACCAATAATGCCGCCTAGGTTTTGGAACTGTTTAGAAATACCCTTAATAGAGCTATCCACCTGGGTAATACCCCGGCGGAACTCGTTTACGTCTATCCCTAAAACTACTTTACTCCTTACGTCGCTCATGTGCAGCTCTTACAAAATCGGCAAAGCCGTTACCTTTTCGTTCGTCTTGAAAACGGAGTAAGTCCGTTTCCTTTATTTGTTTCTTTACTGTCTTCCCGCTTACGTTAACTAACACGGCTGCTAGCCATCGTGTGCGTTTCCAGTCGTCCTTTAGACGTTCCGTACCGTGTTTTACTACGGCATCTAGTTCGTCCCTTGTCAGCTTCTTGGCCTCGCTTGGGCTAATCCCCAAACGTCCCACCAGCAAGCCCAATACGTCTACTGGGCCGCCGGCTGGGAAAAAGGGCCGTTAAGCCGCTGGGTAAGGTTCGACAAGTCCTCGCCGGAAATGTCTTTCTTAAACTGGTCGAACGTGGGCCGGTCGCTTTTGTCCCAGTATTCCTGGGCGTAAAGCATGGCTACCATGTCCGAAATCTTTGGCTTACTCATGTCGGTAATGCTACCGCCCGTGAGTTCCTCGAATAAAAGCGCTGCCCCCAGCGTAAATTTTCCCATGGCTTTTATTAGTTAGTTCCGATTGTCCAAGCGCCCGTACCTTGCAAAGAGAAGGAGTAGGTACCGTTGTCTTTGTCGGGGAAAGAGGCTGAAAGCTGCGTAAGGATCGCGTTACCTTCAATCTTCGTTTCGCCCGTGGCGGGTGTAACTGTACCCGCTGCGCATTGGGTAATCTTAATATCTACCTCCGCACCGATAGAAGCGTAAAGGTCGTCGGGGTTCCAGTTGCTAGCGTCGTCGTCGCCAAACAAAGCGCTGCCGCTGATAGTCCAGTTCTTAGCGCTGGTAACGTAGGAACGGAAAATTGCGTCGTCCTTCGACGTTACTTCCCTCGTTTCTGCGTTCATTTCAAAAGAGCAATCGCTCTCTAAAGCGAAGCCTTTGTAGGTGCTACCGCCATCGGTAGAGAGTAATACGCGGATCTCGCCGCCGGAAATTGATGCCATACTATTAAGTATTAAGGATGAAAAGAAAATCTGCTGCTAATAATACGCGTTCGTTAATGTCGTCGTAGAAGAACTGTATACCGTCTAGTGTGGCGGTAATGTAGTCTATGTCCGTTTTAATGTAGTCGCGTATAGCTGCTAACTCGGCCTGGGCCGCGTCTGCGTCTGCGTAATGGAAGAAAAGCGTAGCGCTAATAGTTTCGCTAGCTTGTAAGTCTTTGTTTTCGGTAATGTCTACGCCTTGAATAGATACTACTATATGGTCGGCCGTAGTACCCTGGGGTGCTGCCAAAGCGTAAACGTCTTCCATAGTGGCAGAGTTTACCGCGTCGTATACGTATTGTAAGTAGTTCACCCCAGCAAAGATTTAAGGCGTTTGTCTAAATAGCGTTCTAGCATTTTCTCTACCTTGGCCATATTCGCAGCCGAATTTACGCCTTTACTGATAAAGTCCTTTGCGGGTATTGTGTGTCGGCTAATATGACCCATGCCATTTTTTACGTAGCCTGGGTGGGTTTGTTGTCCTTTTCCTACGCCTACCGTTTTGGTTTTGTCTGCGCCGGAAAGTTGCATTTTTGCGTAGTAAGCGCCCTTCTTCTTTTCACTTCGAAGGCCGACTACTACGTACGCTTTACTGGTTCCTTTGTTGGCCCATTTGCCTATGGAATGGTAAAGGCTATAAAACTTTGCACCGTAAACAGTACGGCGACGGTAGCGCATTGTATTGCGCTCTACGTTTTCGTATGCCGCCTGGCGTGAACCCGTAACGAACGGGGTAGCCTCTTTTAAAAGAAGCTTACGCAGCTCACGAAAGCGCATACCTTCGGGCGTGCCGGCTTTCTTTAACTCCTTTTGCAGCTCTTCGATACGCTGGAGTTTACCCGACTGGGTTTTAATATATCCGCCTCTTTTAAAGAGTGCCATTGTCGCGCAGTTTAGATTTAACTAAAATAAAGCGCTTTCGCCCTTCGGGCGTAACGGCAATAATGTCGTAATACTTACCGTTATATCCTACCTTCCAGTCGGCAGTAATAGCGGTTTGGTATCGCAAACGCCAGGTAATAAAATACTGGCTTTGCATTTGGTCGTTAACGAATAACTCGCTACCTACCGTACCCGTTTCGGGTATAACTTCCTGGGCGTAGAACTCCCCGGCGCTAGCGTAGCTGCGCTTAACCTGGCCACTATTGTTAACGGACGTGGTCGGTTCGTATAGGGTTACGCGTCGGTCTAGGGTCATGCAAAATTCCTACGGTAACGGAATACGATACGGTCAAAGAAACGCGGGCCGACGTTGTAGGGCATATCGTCGCCGAAGTCGTACCCGAATTTCACACGCTGGTAAATAGCGTGTATTAAGTCTTTAGGCGCTGCGGCATAGCCAGCCGTATAGACAATAACCATACGGTCGCCCTCTTCGCCAATAGAAGGGCTAATAACGCCGTCGAGTAATTCGTACTCGGTGTCGGCGGTTGCTACTCCCTCTACGTAAACCGTAACTGAAGTAACGCTACCAAGCGGCCAGTAGGGGAGTTCGTAAGAACTCGCCCATACTGTGTCGCTGGTAATGTCTGCACTACCTACCACCACGTGCGCGTAAGACAAAGCCTCTTCGCACGCTGCCTCATAAAGGAACGTTAAAAGGTTATCGTCGTCGCTACCATCTACCCGGCAAAAGGACTTAAGCCCGGCTAGGTCGATGGCTTGCGGTGTGTATGTAATGCTATTCGCCATTTTAGATAGTAACGTCGGTTGCCAAAGCGAAAGATGCGTCGCGCAATACTGCTACGTCCATAAAGCGCTCTACGTATACTTCTACGATTGAAGACTTCATGTTAGTGTAAGGGTCTACCATAAGAGTAGCACCACCCCAAAAACCAATCTGCACGTCGCTGAAGTTACCGAACAAAATGCCGTAGGTGTCGGGCGTTCCGCTGGTCTTCTTTGAAAGGGTCGTATTGTAGATGTTGTAGCCGTTGGCCGTCTTAACGGGATCGAGCATACCCTCTACCAAGAAACGTCCGCTACCAGCGTCTACCTTGGTCTTCTTCAATTTAGCCACTACGTTAGGGTGAGTAACATAGGCCAAACGTCCGTCCAAAGCGTCGGCGGCTGCCAAAGCTGCTTCCATGTCTACCAAGTCGTCGAAAGAAATAGCGCCCAAGGTCAAAGCTTGTGCAGCCAATTCGGTGTAGATGCCGGAAGGTTGGTTAGATGCACCAGTACCGTTAAGTACTGCGTTCTCTAAACCTTTGTTGAATGACAAATTGAGCTGGCCGATAATGCGCTGCTCGATGCCGCGGCTATACTCTTGGCGCAACAGTTGGTTAGACATAGACGCAGTAATTACGGCACGCTTGGGGCTCATAGTTACTTTGTCGAAGTTGATGTCT